TATTGATAAAAATGATAAGGTCATTATTATTATTGATTCCATTGGTAATATTGCATCGAAGAAAGAATTGGAGGATGCAATGAATGAAAAGTCTGTGGCAGATATGTCACGGGCAAAACAACTCAAATCGTTATTCCGTATGACCACTCCATATTTGACCATGAAGGACATTCCTTGCCTGGCAATTAACCATACATATAAGGAACAAGGTCTGTTCCCTAAAGACATCGTATCTGGTGGTACTGGTGTCTATTATTCTGCCGACAATATTTGGATTATTGGTCGTCAACAAGATAAGGTTGGAACAGAGATCAAAGGTTATCACTTTGTGATTAATGTGGAGAAATCACGATTTGTTAAAGAAAAATCTAAAATTCCTATTTCAGTTAGTTGGGAAGGTGGCGTTCAGCGTTGGAGTGGTTTGCTTGACGTTGCTCTTGATAGTGGCTACGTTGCTAAGCCTAGTAACGGCTGGTATTGTCGTGTCGATCGGGATACTGGCGAATTGGTCGAACCGAGGGTTAGAGAACGGGATACTCTTAAAGCAGAATTCTGGGAACCAATCCTAAATGAAACTGATTTTAAAACTACCATCGAACGTCGTTTTTCAATTCTAGCAGAGGTACCTGCAGTTGAAGAAGGATGATTTATTAACTGAGAATGAGGACTTTGTTCTTATTCCGGCTGAAGGCGAAGATGCATGGGCAGTTCGATTCCTAAATGGTGAATTTGTTGAAACCTCAATTCAGTATGGAGCTGTAGGTTTCAATGAGGTACAGGATGCCTTGACATTTAATTTTGAGATTAAATCATCACCTGATTCAGAACTTGATGTAGAGAACATGGCTTTACAAGAGCATGCAGGTAAAGTTTTGGAATCCATTATTGTCAAAGGTATTGATGAGGGTTATGTGAAATTACACGATAAGGAAGATAATGCAGGCTAATCTTGAGCAAACAATTTTACGGAATCTTTTGACTGATGAAAAATACATGCGAAAGATTCTACCTTTTGTCAAACCAGATTATTTTGAGGGTGTGTATCGTATCCTATTCAAAGAGGTTGGCAAGTTTGTAGCCAAGTATAATAAATTACCGACCGCCGAATCATTTAAGGTAGAGTTGGATAAAAGTGATAGATTGTCAGGTGAACAATATACCATTGCGATGGATATTCTACCAAATCTTTTCTCAACAGAAAAAGTAGATGAGCAATGTTTACTTGACACCACAGAGAAATGGTGCCAGGATAGAGCAATCTATCTTGCCATTATGGAATCAATTTCCATCATTGATGGTAAACATGAATCCTTAACCAAGGGAGCATTGCCAGATCTATTGACGAAGGCATTGGGTGTTGCCTTTGATACCAATGTAGGTCACGACTATATTGAGAATGTTGAGGAACGATATGAGTTTTACCACACTGAGGAGGAAAGATTACCTTTTGACCTTGACTACTTCAACAAAATTACGAAAGGAGGTTTGCCGTCTAAAACGCTTAATATTGCTCTTGCAGGTACTGGTGTGGGTAAATCTTTGTTCATGTGTCATATGGCTGCTGCTTCTTTAACACAAGGTTCTAATGTTCTCTATATCACCATGGAGATGGCAGAGGAAAGAATTGCAGAACGGATTGATGCTAACTTATTGAATGTACCTATCGATCAGTTGGATAAAATGTCTAAGGATATGTTCACAACCAAGGTTGCAGACATCTCTCGTAAGACAACTGGACGATTAATCATTAAGGAATATCCAACAGGTCAGGCAAATGCATCTCACTTCCGTGGCTTACTTAATGAATTAAAACTAAAAAAGCAGTTTGTTCCTGATGTAATTTTCATAGATTACCTAAATATATGTGCCAGTTCACGAATGAAAGGAATGGGTGGTGCAATCAACAGCTATAACTATATTAAAGCCATTGCTGAAGAAATACGGGGACTCGCTGTGGAATTCGATGTACCTATTGTATCGGCAACCCAGACGACCAGGTCCGGTTATTCCAACTCTGATGTTGGCCTTGAAGACACATCAGAATCGTTTGGTCTCCCTGCAACTGCCGACCTCATGTTTGCACTTATATCTACAGAGGAACTCGAACAAGTCGGACAACTGATGATCAAACAGTTGAAAAATAGATATAATGATCCAACTTTCCATAAACGATTTGTCATTGGTATTGATCGGTCGAAAATGAGATTATATGATGTTGAGGAATCGGAACAAAATCTAATGCAAGATAATTCCATTCCGGACAAACCAATTAATACATTTGGCAATAATGAAAAACCTGATATAAATGGATGGAAAATATGACAGTACGTCTAATTAGTTATAGTAAAGCAATGAACTACGATTCAGAAATGGATTTGATTGAAACAATTGCGTACTGTGCTCGTGTATCAAATCCTTCTAACCAAAATAACACAGAAACAAATGAAAAATTACTTCGTTATCTTATTAAACATAAACATTGGTCTCCCTTTGAAATGGCGTCGGCGTGTCTCGAAATTGATACGACTCGTGATATCGCCAGGCAAATCTTAAGGCATCGGTCATTCTCATTCCAGGAATTCTCTCAACGATACGCTGATCCTACTCAGGACTTAGACTTTGAGGTTCGTGATGCAAGATTACAAGATCAAAAGAATAGACAGAACAGTGTTGATTTAGATATGGCTGATGAATACGAAGCAGGCTTGCAAGATCGTTGGGGGCAAATGCAACAGCGTGTAATCGACGAAGCTAAAATAGCATACAGTTGGGCTATTGAAAATGGTATTGCAAAGGAACAGGCTCGAGCAGTTCTTCCAGAAGGTAATACTCAATCAAGAATGTATATGAACGGGACAATTCGTTCTTGGATTCATTACATTGATTTAAGATCTGCCAATGGTACTCAAAAAGAACATATGGAAATTGCAAGGGAATGTGCAAAAGCACTTGAACCAGTTTTCCCAATGATTACGGAGTTTGTACATGAGCTATAGTTTTCCACCGGTCTACCAACCATTTATCCAACTTTGGTCACCATTCAGTAGAATAGAACCCATATCAGAAGTCTATAACGAAAAAGTTGAAAAGATTGATGAAACCAAAGCAACAACTGATGAAACATTAACACTTTATAATCGCCGAGGTGAACTCGTGGAGTATAGTTATGTCAAACATAATAGATCTGGATGAATATAGAAGAAAAAGAGAGGGACAACAACTTCGAGATGAAGCTCTAGAACTATTAGACCTTCTTGAATCCCTCATGTTAGATGATGAACCCGTGATAATTAAAACAATAGATTCGGATGGCAATGAGACACTTGTTAATCTGGATGATATTATGGCTCTAAGTGATTCAAATCCTTACAAATAATATATTTTAAAAAAGTGTTTACTTTGATCCTCTATATGGTATAATGGTTACATCAAATGAGGAGATACATTATGGGTTACACTGCAAATTATCTAGATGTGATATTGGTTCTTGGGGTTACCGGTGCTGCTATTGCATATCTTTTAATCTCCGGCGAATGGAGAAAATTCTAATGATTCGTATTCTACGTGAAGTAACTGGTACTGTGGATGGCTTTCGTTACCCAGAGAATCTTTATTATGTGAATGAAAGTGACAAATTGGTTTGGTTTCAGGTTGAGAACTATTCTCGTGGCCTGGATAAATTCTCAAAGCCAAAACAATTTGATATGGCACGTCGTAAATTTGATTTGATTGGTACTGTACCAGAATTACATGATGATGAAAATATCATAGAAGTTAAAAGCGAAAGTGGATATATTCATCATGTCAATAAAGCCAAAAAATCCTGCACCTGTAAAGGATATAAATTCCGTGGTAAATGCAAGCACATCACACAGGTCTTTGACACCCGAAAACGTAAGTCAAGTTAAGAATACTTGGGTATTCTTTGATGATAAGTTCAGCATGATTGCTCACGTTGGCAAAAATGGATTTAGCATATTACCAGATTGGTTGGATCGAATATTGGACTACAAAGAATATAAAGTAATTAATAAACATGGTAAAAGAATTCCCTAAGTGTTTCATATGATTAATATTTTTAATTTTAAAAAATGTGTTTACTTTTACTTTAGTTATGGTATAATGGTTACATCAAATGAGGAGATATATTATGAAAAATGAAATGATGGATGCAGTGGT